TGTGTATAAGAGACAGGTACTTGGATCTTCAATCGATGGATCAAGATCATCAAAATATAGAAAGACTGATATCTGAAAATTATCAATGCTGACGGTACTTTCTACTCCAGCTTCATCTAGAGGGACGATTCTCTCGCTGGGAAGATTAGCATCGTTGATATTCCATAGTGGGACACCGTACACAATTTTTTCTCCGGTAATTAAGGGGTTGTCATCCGAGTCATATAAATTGAAATAGAAATTATCGTATCTCTCACGATAAAATAACTCAATTGTGAAATTTTCGGCTCCGATAGGCAAAACAACATAGTTAGGCATGTCACTCGTATCAACGATAAGTTTATCTCTTAGACTCATAGCTCATGCCTCCTCACTTAACTCTTATCTTTACGCCTACCGGAATTGATCTATCAGAATACTTATTCCATTTACGTAGTTGAGCAACACTGACATTGTACTTTTGGGCGAATTTATAGTACGTGTCACCCGGCTTAGTAGTTACCGTCCTCACGGCACTCTTGCTATTTTTCTGCTTATGACCACTACCAGATTTTTTGTTAGCCTTACCCTTATTTTTCGATGAATTGGCTTTCTTTTTGACATTTGAATCAGCCCAATCCACCTTCTGTAAAGTAATGGTTAGCGGAACTTGGTTAGTCAAATAGGTGTCGTGCGGCTTGTCAATTCCCGAGATGATCGCGTGTGGGAAAGACGTTTGCCCGATCAGTGATACTTCGGCTGTATTTTCAGCCCATTTTCTGATCCGTTCGAACTTTTTAACCAATGTTGGAACTGAACCATCTTCACCAATCAGAGCTCCGCCCACTGAAATACTTTCTGTTCCAGCCTGTGTAACCGTATTGATCGGTGTGTGTTTGATGACTGCCGTTTCATTAACGTTAACTGTTTCCGAAAAGTCTTCACTATCAGGCCATAAAATAGCGTAACTTTCTTTGCTGCCAGGGTTCACAGGCGTTATCCACGTCACATCTTTACCACCTGTTTCAGCCATCACTGCGGCGCCAATTGCTTTCTTCAGGATTGCCCGTTGTGTGGCTTTTTGAGCGGATAATGATTTGCTTTGGGCTTTTGAAAGCTTAGACTTGGCCGTAGCTTGTTTCTTTTTGAGCTTAGTTAAGGCACTATTTTGCTCTTTATAAACTTTCTTCAAGTTATCAAGTTGCTTTTTCAAAGATTGCTTTTTAGTCCTTGTTGCCTTGGCATATTGCTTAGTAACAATGGCTATCTTTTTCTTGGTGCTTGCAACCAACTTCTTTTGGTTTTTAACATCTTTAGTCGCATTTTTATAAATTCGCGTATCTTTGACAATCGTTTTACTAGTTGATTGATATTTTTGAAAATCAGACTTAGCAGAATTGAATGCCGTTTTAGCATCGGCTAAGGCTTTCTTTAAATTATTCAATGCTTTTAAACGCTCACTAACCGTTGAATCAGCCGTCAGTGTAGGAATTGAAAATAGATAGTTAATTGAGTTCGATCCATTATCATTATTATTAAACGTCACTAAAACAGCAGATCCAGTTGAATAGATTCCTTCTGGCTCATTATAGGAATACTTCATACCATAGCTACTCGTTAGATAGCTTTTGACAAATTCCTTAGTATTTGTGTCAGCATTAAAACATCCAACAGTCGCTGGATCACTATTGGAATTATATGCGCCACTTTGCCAAAAGATATATGGATAGCTTAACGACTGTGATTGCAACGTTTGCTGGCCGACACTAAATCCCATTGCTGACAGACTAACTGTCTTTTTAGGATTGCTTAAATTTCCCGGGTCACAAACGCAATAACTTTCCGCCGTAGTGTAGCCAACGAGGTTATTACTGGTATCATAATTAACTCGTAAAAGATCAGGTGAATTGTAGAGCGACGTTAATAAACTTGCGTCAATCGAAGCCCCAGGCTGATAAGCGAACTTACTTATTTGGTAACCATTATGCCTGACAGAAGCCCAGATATTACCTGAGCCATCAATTCCGAACGATGATCCATGGCCCCCATTTTTAACCGTCATTTTAGAAACATACTTCATCGAACTATCCATCTGCTGATAGATTGTATCTTCTCCGGAACTATAGGAAATTAAATAGCCTCCACCATACGGGATGCAATACTGGGAACCGACATATGGCGACTCGCCAACTACATATTGTGCCATGAGTTGATGAGCCGACTCATTTATATCGAGTCCGGCGCCATTAGCTTGATCGTCGAGGCTATCTAGATAGTCGGTATTTGCCTGATCATACGCTGCTTTGACATTATTTAAAACGGAAAGCGTTGAATTATAGGCATTTTTAGCTATATCTGCCGTGGCTGCCATTAAATAAACCCTCCTTCTCTTTTAGCCATTAAGTTGCCAAAGATTGCCTGAACCTGTTCGTTGACCTGCTTGGAAATATCATTGGCAACTTTAGTTCCAGCATTTTTATCATTAGCGTTAACCGTGATATTCATGTTCAAATTGACTGTAACGTTATTACCTTTACCAGAATTAGGTTGATGCTTATCTGGCATGTTTTTGAGTGGATTATACTTTCGCAGGTTTTCTAGAAGCGCCCGATGCATCTTCTTCTGGGATTCATTGCTGAACACCGAATTAGATACTTTACTCCGAGCATCAATCGCCGAGGCAATTAAACCATCTGCTGTCTTACGCTTAGGATTAATGGCAACCTCTGGTTCACCTTTCTTTTCGCCAAAGATAGCAGGAACACTAGACCATCCACCATTTCTATGACCCTTTAGCACTTTATAAATGCCGCGGGCGTTACTGGTTCGCTTCCCACCAGAATTATCTTCGTTACCGCCAGATTCCCAAGTAGAGAAGAAATAGTTAGCCGCAGCTGTTGGGCTACTCATTCTTAGAGCTTTTTTAAGCATCCCAGATGCTCCTGGCTCATGTAATGCGTAATCTAATTGTCCGCCAGCATTGTTCCAGCGCATTCCATGTCTTTTCAAATAAGCACGCATTTTAGATTCTCTTCGAGAACCGCCAACGTTAGTCCATTGTCCAAGTCCTGACCCATGGTCACCACTGTTAATGGCAGAAGGGCTTAAAAGTGATTCTTGTTCCCAATTGCCTAAAACTCCGGCAATACCGGCTAATGTGGCAGCAGGATAAGCTTTTTTAATTGCCGCAGCCATTTTTTTAGCACGACTGGCAATATCTCCGCTAATAGCAAGTGAGCCGATTGAACCGGCACTTCTTTTAAGGTGCTTACCTACCCATTTAAGTTGTGGTGCAATTTCTTTCGCAACTAGCTTGGATAATGCACTACTATGCTTAGTGTCAGCCTTCTTATTACCATTTGAATGGCCGTGCATCTTAGTAACATCAAACCAACCATTATGCGAATAACCTCCATGCTTCCAAAGTGAACCTTTAGAAACACCAACATGGACATGCATTTCGTGACCAGCTAGGTGCCCCAAAGTAGCGATTGCTTGGCCAGTCTTTATTTGGTCGCCGGTGTGAACTTTGATATTTTTGTTAGTTCCAAACTCTTGGTAGATTTCTTGATAGCCGTCATCGCTTTTGACTGTGATAATGCTACCTAAATCTTTGTAATCATTCCATGGATTACTTGCCCCAGTTCGCGTAACTGTTCCACCATGAACGGCACGAATAGCCGACCCTACTGGCCCTGAAAAATCAACACCATCATGGATTCCTTTACCACGGCGATCATTAAAACCATTTGATTCAGGTAGCCCCGGTGTATGTCTCCAGTTGCCACCGGCACCGCTTCCACCACCATTGCCTCGAGCATTGTCCATCTGTCGCCATACTTCGTCCGACCAAGGATTACCATATTTGGTGGTAGATCGCTTGCTTAGCCCTTTAATAGCATTCCCAAGAACTGTATTAGACTTGGAAATATTTGATGAAAATTCATTTGCGAAAGCTCTGTTCGGATGGGCATTATTTTTACTAATAATTTTGTCTAGTTCAGCGTGTGAGACACCTGAACCTTTAGCAAAGTGCTGAATGCCCATTGAACGTCCCAATTCTTGGGTTTGTGATCCGTTAAGGACTCTGTCACGTTTCTTTAGGGGGATCATCCTATCATTCCCGTGCGGAATTAACAGGGAATTATTACGAATAATAGATTCTTGACGTGGACCAGACTTAGCATCATTCACGATCGCCAACTGATCATTAGAAAGCTCTCCGTTTGAACCCTTAGCGTAGTGAATGGCATTGATAACGGAACTATTGCCACCAAATTGGCCAAGGACTTTATCAATTCCTTTAATACCACCATTTAATTGGTGAACAGTATTGGACATTGCTGAATGCGCGTAGTTATCCATCTTACCAAGTGCATGACCAAATCCGGTTGCAGTAGCTTTACCAGATGAGATAACTCCCGACTGCATTTGGTTAACTTGCTTCTGCACGCCTTTTTGCATGCTGTCATAGGTCGAGATAGCCTGATTCTTAGACTTGGTCGTGTAGTGTTTAGTATCACTATTGATGTTGCGCCACTTCAACGTATTACCCTTATCAAATTGTACAAGTTGCTTGTAGGAACCCTTTTGCAATTGATCATAATCTGTAACAGTCTGTTTCTTGATATCTTTAGTGTGCTTTGAAGTCGTTTTGCTGACTTTCGACCAAACCTGGCCACTCTTCTTACTCAATCCATCAATATCTGACTTAGCTCGTTTACCGCCAAGCTTAGTATTCCCAGCAGCATATCCCGGCAATACGTTCCCATATGAACCGCTGAGGACCTTTTTAGTATCTCGGTGGTTAAGAATTCGCTCACCGTGCTTAACATGCGTGATTTCAGGACCATTAGCACCCAACAAACGCGCTTTACGACCGTTTACTGTATATGCTAGTTCTGCGCCACCTTCGCCAACGAGGGCAGCGTGTGAGTGCATTTCTGCGCCGCTAGTTCCTAGTGCATGAGAAGCAACACTTTTTGATTTCCTGTGCCTATGCTTCTTACTCTTTTTTCCACCGGTAAGGTCACTAATCAATCCCTTGATGCCACTAACAGCATCTCCAGCAACTTTTCCAATTGTTCCAAACACATCTTTAACAAGTCCACCAATTGTATCTATTCCAGATTTAAATACGTCAAAGAATCCGCCAAACACTCTCTTAGCATCTTTCCAAGCCTTTGACCAACGACCATGTACAAGATCGTTGATACCACTAAATGTGCCTCCAATTATCTTAGCGGTTCCTTTAACAACTCCAGCAATTCCTTTAAGAACTGTTCCAACAGCTTTAAATGCTCCTCCAATCAGGTGTCCAAACATCTTAATAGATGTTCCAAGCGTTCTTACAAACGTTGTTCTCCATAACTTTTGTAATGGTTTTGTATGCTTGTTGATTGAAGAAAAAGCTTTTATAACAATGGGAGCCACCTTTTTAAAATTACGAGAAATAGATTTCCACGCACTTGCGAATGGTTTTTTTAGCCCTTTGATGGTTGAAGACCATGATTTTGATATAAATTTACCGGCTGATTTAAATGCTTTTGTGACAGGTCGGATTCCCTTGCCAATCTTATGACCCATTTTAGTTTTGCTGAACTTATGAATAGCGTTACCAGCCCATCCGCCAACGGCATTACCGATTGAAGCACCAACAGCTGCACCAGCAGGACCACCGAAGTAGAATCCGATTCCACCGCCAACGGCAGTCCCTACACCTTTGCCAATATCTTTGTATCTTTTTTTCTTATTTTTGGACTTAATACCTTTGTAGATATTGTAACCGGCATCTGCAGCAACACCGATTCCAACACCAGCACTAATGGTTTTACCAAGGGTTGTTCCCATTGATCTAGCAGCAACTTTACCCTTTAGAATTCCTTTAATTCCAAGCTTTTCAGAACCTTTACCAGCCCCTAATCCAACCGAATCGGCTAATTTTCCTAGTCCCTTTGGACTTTTAGAAGCCTTTTCGCTAACTGATCCAAACAAGCTTCCGCCGTTTAAGAAATTAAGCCCGTGTCTTAGTAGCCTTGAAGTTGTATAAGCACTAGCCAAGATACCTGCAAAGGCAGTTGTAAATCCGACTAGCTTTTTAATTGGTGACGGCGTTTTGATTAATACACCCAGCAGCTTGTTAGATAAATGTAAAGCTTTAGTGAACGCCGGCAGAACAGTTTTGGCAAAGCCCATGCCCATAACGTTCAGATACTGTTTAAACTGCTTAATTTGGTTTTGCCATGATGCCATATTTTTCTTAGCAAGGCGTTCTTCATATCCTCTGCCACCATACATATTTTGAGCATTGCCAACCCGTCTAGTTAGTCCACGCAGATTATTAGTCGAATTGCTACCTCTTTTACCGACTAGTTCCATTAAATCCAAGCCGGCTTGTTGACCTGTTGTGCCAAAAAATTTACGAGCAAAGTCATCTTTTTTAGAAGTTGTTAGATGCCTAGTTTGATGGTTAATGTAGTCTAATAATGCAGGTAACGATTTAAGCTGTCCATTTTTATTATAGAAACCACTTTGCTTAATATGGTATTGCTCCATAATTGGTCCTTGCTGGGACATTTGGCTAAGGTTAGGCGAAGCAAATGCGTTGATAACCTTACGTAACCCAGTACCAGCAATCGATCCATCAAGACCCCGGTTAGACATAATACCAATTGCAGCAGTCGTACTAGCTAAGCTTTCATGTGCGCTATGGGCAACTTGAGAAGCATATTTTAAAGCTTCACCCATACCACTGAAATTAGTAGCTGATAAGTCAGAAGCATACGCCATTTGGTTAGTAACCAACTTGGTATAATCTTTCATCCGTTTAACAGAATTACCAGCACGATTCTTATAACCAAACGATTCAAGAGCAGGTGCAGCATTACCAACAACTGATAGGTAAGGGTCTCCAGACGCCCTAGCGGCTTGTAAGAAGTATTCATGAGCGCCTAACTCTTGCTTACCGTTATAGCCACGGCGAATAAGTTCCTCGCCACCTTTAGCCATGTCAACAGGTGAGACACCATACTTTAAAGCAAAACCGTTGTTTTCCTTTTGCATCGCTTTAGTTTCAGCTTTGGCAGCACTAGAAGATTCGCCACCGGTATAAAGTAAGTTACGAACCGTAGTATATCTGTTTTGCAAGTTAACAGCTTCATCTGCAGCCTTTTTAAATGCAGCAGCTACCGGAATCATCGCCATAGCCACCGTGGTTCCCATGTCGGACAATCGGCTACCGGCATCGTAAAGCTTACCGAACGACTTTGTTGTTTTACGGCCACTTCTGCTTAGATTATCAAATGACGACTTACCTTTTGTACCGAACCTTTGAACTCGTGTATTCGCATGATCAATATCACTACTTGTTTGCTTGAGATTTATCTTTACTTTGAAGTTTGCCTCTTTAGGCAAACGTTTAAATGAGTTCCTGGCTTCCTTGGAAGTATCAGAAAAAGCCTTGCCGATTTGCCCCGCATATTCACGCGAGCTATCAGCAAGGCCTTTTAGACGATCATTTATTTTATCTGTATCGCTTATAAGGCTATCAGACATTTTCTTCGATTTAGAGATTAGACTGTCATATTTATCTTCAAACTTGGTCAATCCCTGAACCGACATGCGATCGCCAAAATGGGAAAGTTGGTTATTGGCCCCACGGCTTGATCTGATAAGCCGATCCATCTTGTCATTCGCACGATCAATCGCATCCATATTTTCTGATACAACTCGGAATCCAACTTTGGCACTTCTTGCATATCCCACGTTAGAATCCTCCTCGCATTTGTGACTGTACTTCCATGCGCTTAGAAATCGCCCAATTGAAGACAGACAGTTCATCAGCATTCATATACTTAATTGGCCGAGGCAGTCCGCTTTCTAACCCATTATAGATATAGGCAGTCCAACCAATTGATTGAGACGTTGATTTATTAATTAATGCCTCAAGATCCGTTTTACGAATAAAGTGATTAGTTAAGTTCTTGCACAAGAAACCGGTCAGCTTCTGAGCAAACCTTCATAACGCCAGAATGGTTTTCCCAGAATTTCCAACTCATTTTTTCCGGTTTTCCGCCAACAGTGGGCGTACCAATAAGCGGATTAAGTCCAAGATCATCATTACCGTTAATAAAGGCATCCCAGTAGGCATGACGACTAACATCTGCCAAATCAGTAAACTTAACGGCATTTTCTACGCCTGGAAAATTGAAGGGATATTTAATGTTTTGCTTGGTCTTTTTGTCCCAAAGGGTTACAGAGCCAACAATCATGCCATTTCGTTCAGTTCTAACCAATTTTGGTTCCTTAACAGGTGTCTCGGTAGCCTTTTTAGTTGTTGACTTAGTTTTAACTTCTTCTGTCATTTCAAACGTTCTCCTTTATTTATCAATTTAAATTTGTTTTATGCAGTAATCGGGTCAACTTGCAATACAGAAGCCTTAAAGACTACAGAAACACTTGGGTAATCAGCGTTCAAAGTCGTATCAACAGGACGGGTAATTCGGGCACTATCTGTATGGAAGTGAGCAAAGTTCGATGTTACTGATACAGGGACGCCAGTCAAATTGTTGGCCAAGTCAATGAGATGAGCATAATTGGCAGCATTAGGATCAACACTAAACGTAAACGTACCAGAATGATCATGGTTAATGGCTGATTTACCATTACCATTATTATCAACCGAATCAGTAACGTTATCGTTGTTCCAAGCAACAGCGACTTTATCGCCAGTGCCAAAGTCAGTAAATGGGAGGCCATCAATTTGAACTGACACTTCCCAAGGGTCAAATGTATGTTGAGTAAGTTTCATTTTCTACGTCCTCCTATAAATCGATTTCGCCAGAGATATACGCATCGTCAATCGCATCGGCTGGATGGTACTTCCAGGACAACCCGCGGTAAATCCGTTGAGAAACATCCACGTCCTTCATGTCCTCACGAGGTAACGCGGTGACATCGTAGTCCGGCTTGCCATTTGCTTTTTCACCAACGCCACCATTCCGATAGAGTTGATCAAAGACGCTCTCAACGCCCGACTTAAGCAAGTTAATTCCTGTTACGTCAAACGAAATCTTAGGATTTTTAACCATGATCTTCGTGATCTCTTTATTACTGTGCTTAATGACAAAATCCCGTCCAAGAAGCATATCGATATAGTCGCCACTTAACGTCTTGCCATCACGCACAATTGGCATTCCTTGGGCATAGTAATAAGTGTTGATGTTACCTTCGGTGTAAGGTGTCAGTTGATCCTGTTGGAATGACAGTTGATCTTGTGGTAAGACACTTTCATCCAATCCCGATGTATTAGCGACATCGAAACTGCCAACGGGTAAAGAGCCAACGGCTCCAATCGTTCCAGATGAAAGAACATTAGCATGTGTATCGTCGGTATGGGCTTTAAAAGCAATTGTATTAACATTTGATGCGTAGGCAGCCGTATCGGAAATATTATCCACATCCACGGCTAAGATACCGGTGTTCTGCGCCTCAATATAATTTGAAAGCGCCGGAATTTTACTTTTATCGATTCCCACTGGAATTAGATATTCATCCCCGGAGTTATAGAACTTTTTAACCGCGGAAATTAAATTATTTGAATCAGGCATAATTTGTTCCTCCTTAAAAAAAGAGCCCCAACGGGTTTACCGTGGAGTTCAGTAATTATATTTTGTTAAGCGGCGGTAACAGTAACAGCCGTTGTAGCAGTCTTTGAACTGTCACCATGAGCAGTTGCGGTAATTGCAACCGTTTTGCCCGGATCAGTAGCTTTAATACCATGAACAGTTCCATCTGCATCAACGGTTGCAAGTGTTTTATCTGCCGAAGCGAATGTGATTGCCTTATCAGTCGCATCATCGGGCTGGACACTAGCACTAATCTTCGCCGTCTTGCCAACCTGTACTGTTAAGGTTTTGTCGGCAGTAATGCCGGTTACATTCACCGTTGGTTTTTGTACGTTCAAAGTAACCGTTGCTTTTTTGGATGCATCATCGACAGATGTAGCAGTAATCGTGACCGAACCCGATTTAATACCTTTTGTGCTACCAGAATCAGCATCAATAATCGCAATTGTCGCATCGCTAGTTGAATATTTAAGTGCCTTATTAGTCGCATTATCCGGACTAACAGTTGCAACAAGATCTTTGGTTTCACCAACATCGATGTTAGTTGAGTCCTCACCAAACTTAACTCCAGTAACGGCAATTTTTGGCGGGTTAGCAGTTGTTACTTTTCCTAAATCTGTCCCAGCATTTGTTGGGTCCTGGCCAGCATACGTCGCGACAAAATCATAATCAGTTGCTGGCTTTAGATTTTTAAAAGTTACACCACCCGTTTCGCCGTCAACTAACTTTTTAGTTAGATCATCCTTTGAGTAACCGTCAAATTTTTGGTCAGCCATTATTCATAGCCTTCTTTCATTTCAAATTATAATGAACCGAATTGGTAGTAATGGTAGGAACACCATTTGCCTGCGGCAAATTATTTGCTCACAGTTACATCACAAGTTGCTGTAAACCCACCATCCTCAGTTGTGGCCGTAATCTGAGTGTTGCCGGCTTTAACATATGAAACCTTGCCAGATTTATCAACCGTCGCAATGTCTGCATCTTTAGATAAAAATGATACATTGGCATCAGTGGCATTGGCAGGTGTAACTTTGGCTGTTAATTGATCATTACCACCAACAGTTCCTGAAAGGGATGTTTTATCAAGGGAGACGCCGGTTACTGGGGCCGAATTAGCGATTACTGTAACTTTAGTAGTGGCGGTAATATCATCATTAACCCCAGCTCTGAATGTAATAGTAGCGTGACCAGCAGACTTATAAACAATTGTGAAACTGCCATCTCCATTTGGTGAAACGGTCGCTACATCGGTATCACCTGACGTTGCCGTTACATTCTTTTCGGTGGCAGTTGATGGCAAAACAGTCGTTGTAACTTTACCAGTTTGACCGGCGACGCCTGAGATTGAGGCTTGATCAACCGTTAAACTAGTTGGCGATACATAGGTATTTTGGGGAACTGCTCTCACTACCAGAATTGCTTCCGGCGGGTTGGAGCCACCAAAAGCCGCCTTAGCATGCTTATAAACTAATGAGTCGGGATCAAAATCATCACCGACTTTTTGAAGATCGTTGTACTGAGTTTGAGTTGCTTCAACTGCATCAGGATCTTCAATCAAATACTTCGGGATCTGGTCGCCCAACTCCTTAACTTTTCGAACGGTTTTCACCGAAGTATGAACTGGACCAAGTGGTTCATTTGTAATTGGCATAGTGTTTCCTCCTAATTTCTTGTAATTTTTTCATTGTTGCTATCGATGGCTTCAATAGTTGGCTGATCGGACTCAAAATTGCGTTCTAGTCTGATTTGTAAATCAAATCCATACTGTTGTTCCGAGTTATTAATCCCGATCACGCTTTGATCTTGTGGATCAAGCACCGCGACAATGATAATTCCTTGCTGCTTAACTTGATAACGGATTTCAGGATCCCGTAAATTGGCTTGTAAGTTGTCCATGATGTCAAGTGCCCGAGACTCTGATGTTGCGTGAACCGTGATTGAGATATGGGTATCAACTGGTTCATGCATGGGGTACTGATGTTGAACGGGCGTGATAATGTTGCCACGTGGATGAACAGTGATAAACGGCAAGATCGGTTTTGAACCCAGAGAATAATCCTCAATCACGTGAGCTTCATCAAGACTCGTTAAAGAACGGATCGTTTGTCGCATTATTGCGATTACTTCCGTCCAATTGATCGTGCGCTTCATTATCGCTATTCACCTCCTGACTATTCGAACGTAGGTAGTAGATACAAGCGTCTGACAGGCCATAGTACGGATCCTTACCAACCACTTGCAAATACTCCCAGTGATCCTCATCCTCGCCGGTTTTAATGGCAACCACCGTCCCAAATGGGACATCTTGTAACGAATACCATTCATGGTTGCAATTAATGCTCTTACCATCACTCGTCAAAATAATCTGATTAGCATTTGCATTAGGACTAACGGGCGCAACCGGTTCACTAACATCGGTGTAGGGCTGTTTACGGAAATCAGTTCGCATAAAGTCCCCCGTTAAAGAGGTGCCACCGTCCTGATACGACGTGTTCTGATAAATTCTAATCGGAATACCGTAACGGTTTATTAAATTCTTTTTGATGAATTTCAAATTTCCATCACCTTCACCCCAATTGATTTATAAAGTGCACCCGTATCAACAAGCGGATCGTCTTTGCCCTTATTCTCGATGGTTATTGGCGCGTTATGCGGCGTAACTTTAAGCTTAATTTCATCTTTGATCCGTTGTTGAATCAATCGACCCACATCTTCATACAGTTCATAAGCCGTTAATTCACTATTCATGATGCGACTAAGGTCACGTTCAACAAGCTCATTGATGCGAAACATCCCTAAGTCAATGCCATCTCTAAGAAATGAGCGTTCAGGGATTTTAACGTGCTTAAGCTTATAGAAGCTCCCATCTTTCATCGGAATGACCAAATATGGACCATTCTTAGGATAAATCTCAGCACCAAATTCATTGACAGTAGCAATCATCTGTAAAAAGGCCAGTGACTTATTGCCAACTGGCACCATGACACCAACTTCCACGCGGTAATGATTGAGGGCTCTCAGTTCCTCTTTAATTTTGGGGAAATTATTGTCATCAGAAAATAGTTCAGCCAAGTTTAATTCGCCACCTTGAATGCCCATATCGGATCAGTAGGTCATTTAGCAACTCTTCCCAGTGATTAGTCGCATTACCATTGTATTGGGTGTGTAAGTCCTTAAAATTATCCACCAGGATACCTTTGCCAAGGTCAGAATTGATCCAAATCAGTGATAGAATCTTCATTTCCATGGCTTGGTTCCAAACAAACTGATCAGTAGGAATGTTTAGTGGTTTAAGCAGGCCATAAGCAATTTCAAGTAAATCATTTAATGCTTCATCGCTTACATCAACATCTGACAGCCTTTTAACACTGGCAATGACCTCACTTTGGTCAAATGGATAGTCCATATGATCACCTTCTACTTGGATCCTTTAAAGATAATGATATCTTTACCAGGAGTGAGATCGGATTGTGGATAAATCCGATTCAAGTTGGCTAATTTACGAGTTGTCGTATTGTTGGCGGTTGCGATTGCCCACAGCTCATCGCCCGGCTGCACGGTATAGTAAACATCGCCGTTCTTTGAAAAGTTTTTTGATGTATCAGTTTGATCAGGGAACATATCATTTCCTCCTTACTTCAAATCATAGTGTACTGAATTGCTTGTCACAGTTGGATTACCTTTTGCCTGCGGCGAATTATTTACTCGCTAAAACATCAAGAATAAAGACTTGTTTGGCCACCGTAATTGTGGGCACAAACTTCTCATCAACAATTGTTTTAACCGTTACTGGATCATCACTGGCTTTGGTTAACAAGGAAACCCCTGTGTCGAATAGAGCAACGTTTCCCATTCCAGCAGTACCAGATAAATTTTCTTCAGGCGTTTCAACAAAATTCATCTGGCCAACCGGTGCGTTTGCACTTCCTGGAAGAAAAATAATTTTACCATCAGGAATGAACTTCTCGAACTTGCCGTTATTATTCCATCCCTTGTCATAAACGACTACTGACATCCCCAGGACTGCCGAGAACCATTGAACAACCATTGGCTGAGTAAGAATATTACCTTGTGGTGATACAGAACCCGTAAAAATAGTATTATGGAGTGCCTCGTTATGCATCAGTGTGTACATCGTTGCCGAGTTCATCAGCGCACGATTTAAAGCTGTTCCTGACTTCTGTGCCGCGGTATCCTTCACAGACTGAACATCATCGTAAGGATTAGATGCAGCATCAGTCCACGGCTTGGTTGCTTTAGCGCTCTGGTATTTTTCATATCCGTAATCTGCCACTAAGTTCCCAATAGTTAATTTACCGTTCAAGAGTGCCTGAATTGCGTAATATTCGCGTGTAAAGCGAGCTCGAATAAGCAAATTAGCTTGATCATCATACAGCTTCTTGGTAATGGTCAAAATAAGGTTCTGATCGTTAGAACCTAACGCGTTGTTTAAATCTTTGAAATCAGTTTCGTTAAGATTTAATGAGTTCTTAAATTTGTAAGTCGGCAGTGTGCCCGTGGAAAGTGAACCACGTTCAACTGGCAAAGCTACTGAATCTTCTTTGGTATAATCTAACGGTGCTGGATAAATATCCTGACCATTAAGCAGCTTAACATTGTCAGCTTTTTGCTTAGTTGGTGTAAATAGAGCTTCCATGAGATAGGGAGCTGTATATTCTGGATTACTGTTCCAGTATCCCTGCAAATAGTTTGCTTGAAGTAAATCAAATGGTGTTGGCACGATATCACATCTCCTTATCGATTAATTAATTTAATACCTGGTGTTTTACCAGCAACTGCCTGCAAATCAGTCACAACCGTACTATCAAGCCGATTTTGGCGCAGATAAACATTATCAAACCAAATCGTTACGTCAGCATCGCCAGCCGTAACATCAGTATCAGCAGCGATTACGCCAGCAAATACTTGACCACCCCCACCAGTAAACTTAGAAAGTTTAGTCGTGCCTTTGGATTGATCGGCACTCAGCCAGTCAACTGTCGCACCGACTGGAGTACCTTGTAGGATAACCTTTTTGCCACTAGGATTAGCGCTAACGGTTGAACTATCAATTGTCCCCGGTAAACCAACAGTTAAGTCGGGTCTTACTCGAGGATCAGAATTAGCAAAATATTGTTGTACCATCCTGTTTCACCTCATTTATTATTTTTGGTCAAAAAACTTACCCTTAAATCGGTTAGGGTCTCCAAGGGTATTTTTGGCAACAATCTCACCAAAGCTCGGAGCTTCAGTAGTTTGTTGCTGATTACTTTGTGGAATATTGTGATTCTTAAACATGTCCTGCTTTGTCTTTTTAACGACGCGATTAAGTAAATCCTTGAAGTTGTCAACATTGTGTTTAGTCGCTTCTGGATCATCACTAATAAGTGTCTCAACATCGTCGTTGGTAAATTGGTAACCAGTATCTTTAAGCTGGTTAAGCACTTCACTGCGCATATCTGATCGATTCTTTTCAGCTTTAAGCTGCTTGTTTTCTTCAAGGATTTCCTTGATTTGTGCCTGCTGCTTTTCTTCGTCGGTCATTTGTGCGTATTTTTCAGCGTTACTCTTACCAGCTTTTTTGCCTTCTTCAATACCTTTTTTGCGGGCACGAAATTCACGATCTTTGAGCAATTTATCAACTTCGGTTTGCGTAAACGTCTTGTCATTGCTACTGTTATCGCCATTATTATCATCAGTATTGTCTTTTGACGATGTGTCATCATTATCAGCTTGATCACTATTACCATTAGTATTTTGATTATTTTGATTCTGATTGGCATTATTGGTGACAGTGTCGACAAGATTCTTAATAAAGTCTTGAGATGGTTGGCCGTTTTGATTGCCAGAGTTTGTTGCGGTATTGTTGTTGGCATTCTGGCCACCTTCGCCACTTTCTCCACCTTGTGCACCAGGTTGGGATTGGCTACCTGCTTGGCCGGCGTCAGCAAAATACTGCAAATTCATGTTTAATTTATCTGATTCCATGTGTTGCCTCCGTTTATAGCCTGTCGGCTGTTAATTCCTTGCGCAGTTTAATGTCTTAAGCATGTTTGGGACAAAATAAAAAGCAATGAAGTTTTTACTCATTGCTTTTTATTACTTGTTTAATTTTTATTTGAATGGTCAGCTACTGCTATGGCGCCAGCAACGCCTAATAATGGAACTAACGAAACGTGTGCTATTTTGGTGCAACGACAGTTAGGGTGGGAGTCATCAGGGATGCTTGGAGAGTTTGCATCATTAACGGCATAGGGCCCATCTTCAGCAATTGCTTCACATTTATCACACGCTCCTGGTTGAGTTACCCAATCGAAGTAAGCAATTCCTTGCGACCTAAACACATGCGTTGTCGCTCTGTCTAAAACGCGCGCTCGTTCGGTAACAATCACGCGTCTGATATAAGCATCATTAGTTTCAAATAAGCCAGTTATCGTCTGTGGTTTAGCCGTACGAATACTCGGAAATAACTGGTTGACATCTGCTTGTTTTAATCCAGCTCGCAATGATTTAGCCACTAATGATTGAACGTTGTTAACGAGGTTATCGTTGTAGAGCCAGATATTGTCGCTCCATTGATTGCCATTAATTGTTGTACTGATGATCTTTTCGGAATTGCGTAAGATTTCTCGCTTAGTAATGTTGGCTTCTTTCACGACATCCGCCCCAGCCTTTTTAGCTAAACGATCGTTATTGAATTGACGACTAACGTCCCGTTTAAAATCACTGTTTAACGTTCGACCAAGTAATTTAATCGTAGCGATGGTAGCACCGGCAATGCTGAACCCAATTAAAGAATTCAAAGTATGATACCGATCAATTGGCGCATTCCTGCTATATTCTTTAAATCGGTTTTGAGATTGGGAATCATCATCCTTAAGCGTCGCCCTTTGAAAATGAAGCAGACGACGTCTATCAGCATCGGAATCCCGTTTTAACAGCTCAACATATTTTAGCAATCCGTCCACCCCATATTCAGCAATAAAAAAATTAAGATGATCTTCAATCTCTTGTAATGCCACTTGATAGGCATCATGAACTCGACCATATAATTCTTCATCACTCTTAAGTAGTTTGGCAATATACTTCTTCTCTTGAGCTTCACTAATCGGCTTCATTAATCATCACCTTTAGTCTGTGAAGTATCATTTTGACTATTATTAATATCACTATATGGATCCGGCATTCGTTTCTTGTTCTGCTCAGCCTCTTCATCTTGCTCAGCCGAAATCTTCTGCATTTCTTTCTTCGCATCTGGAACGTTTGAAAGTGACGCAATGGCTGTCTCACGTGAGGTAGTTGATTGTAATTCGTTAGCTGTCTGTGCTTCAGCCAGCAAATTATGCGGAATGGTGAAGTTAAACGTATACTCCAAATTATCGACATCATTAACGTCAATTCCTTGAGCTTGTAATGCACATGCCCAAATTTGCGTAAGGGCTTTTTTCATCTTGGTTTCTTTGTTCAGCGCTTTGATTTTCATGGAGTGAATTTTAAAATCAAGTGCTTGTGCGGCTGAGGTACTGAAATCAATATTGTCAAGATTAGGAATCTGTGCGACTTGATAGATAAAGTCCGTATCGTGTTGAATCTGGTTCTCTTGTAATTTATCACCGGTTGGCTTCTCCATAAATTTAGCATCCGGCATCGGCAACGTCTTGGAGCCATCCGTATCAGCCCATGATTTATCCAAATATAGGTTAAGTACCCTAGATTCTTTAATTTCTTTGAGCTGATCGTCAGTAAGTTCAGAATTAATAACTTTCAAGATGCTAGCTGCAAACGAATCCGAATCGTTGGCCTTGGCACTCACGGCGCTATCTAAATCATCGACCAGGCTAATCAGATCATCAAACACGCCGATCCGTTCCTCGTTATCCATAACTTCTGCCATTGGTAGTTGATCAAATGGGTGTGCTAACTGATCATCCACTCCGGTGTCTGGATCAGGCTCTTCATCAAATGTTAATGAATCGTTAGTGGTAGCTGAATTGCTGAACGACACGGTATCATTGACCTCAATTAATTGCCCATGTAAAGACTCATTGCCTTGATTGTCTGGATAGTAACTATAGGTCACGCCAAATAGCGGCTTATCTCGAATTGTGTTGTCATAAACCATAAACGTATTGAGAGGATCCAGGAAAGTGATATAGGGATAGGCCTTTTCGTCAGTGTATAGATACAGATAAGCGCGCCCATACACGCTTGACCATTTAGAAGCTTCCGTAAACACATCGTCCAAGACTTGATGTTTAGTCATTGCCGTGATCAAGTCATTAACTTTGTTGCTCTCCGCTGTTCCTTCATCAGATGGATCCTGATAAGCAATGTCAATTGGCGTCCCAATAAAATAACCGTTGAACGAGTCAACAAGCTTCTTCGGCATGTTAACAATTCGACGGTTGTCCGGATCACCACGTGGCGTTGGTTTACGATTAAGAATATTAAGATGACGCCCTTTATAGTACTGACGCTTCATGATATAAGTTGGCATCAGCCTTGTTCGATGCAAATTAATCATGTTGAATAAATCATTGGGATTGTCTTTAATTTTTTGACTAGCGGAATAATGAAAAACATCGTTATCGTCTAGATAAGCACTGCCAGACAAATTAACGGTGTTATCATTTGTCCATCCCATTTTCGAGGCATCCCGCCCGGAAATAAACGTATCTTGAATATTAGGATATTCTTTTTGTAAAATTTCACTAATTTTCATTCATTAAATACCTCGCTTAAACAATTTAACTTTGGCATTGATATGCGGATCAATCTTCAATCCCAGCTTGCGAGCATTATCAATCGCAAAATACTTAAAGGCATCAACGGTATGGTCGTTTTCCTTAACCACTTTCGGATCATCACTGTGCACGGTCTTTTCGTCCCACTGATATTGTTCATGTTGCTTAACAAATATCTGATTCTCAGGCGTATCAAGATAGTACACACGGCCTTGTGCCAATAGGGATGATACATAATCAATCATCGTGGCTTCATCACTCTTAGCTACTCCATGCCAAACTTCGTTATATTCTTTAACAAATTCGTTTCGTAATGCTCCTTCGGCCGAATCAATTGTCCGTTTACCAATTGGTACTTGGTAATGCATTGAGTCTTCAAAGGACTTAATTTCAGGCACCAGGTCACTAGGAGCTTTTTTACGAGATTGATGTTCAGGGCTGTAATAGTATGTGTGCAGCAAAATAACTTTGCCTTCAGCAGTCACACCAATTGCTAAACAAGTAGTTGCTGAGTTAATGTGACCAGCATCGATTGAAAAGTAAAGATTGACCAATGGGTCGTCATCAAACAATTTAGTTAGGGGATGGAACAAGTTCATATTGTAGACGTTAGTTCCCAGCCCAATTATCTTCCCAAGATATAGCCACTTGTAATACTCGGGGTCATTCTTTTTATACGTTTCAATCAAGGCCAGTTGCTGTTCCTGGGTGATCCCGAGCTGATCATCTAGATACGTTGACGTATCAATAAAACATTGCGGATTTTCTTCCTGTAAGGCAATCCATTCATTAATCCAATCGTATGGATTACGTGGCGGATTGTAACTGTAGAACACCTTCACCTGGTCAACCCAAGGCGATTTCTGTCGAATAAAAGTCGGGTTAGTTTGATCGAAGACCTCAGCGCTCTTAAAATTGGCTGCTTCTTCGTACCACAGAGCAATAACATTTTGGATCGTGTTTGATTTCAGTTTCTCAGGCTTGTCACCGCCGTAAAAATAAAACGCACTGCCCGATGAAACATGGGTGATGCGCATTGGTGAAACCGAATATTTAAATTCATCTGTCATGTTTAACATGTCAATCGCCCAGCAAATCTGACCATATACAGAGTCACGCAAGTTAACCGTGTTTTCCCGAATACAGACAACATTCACTTTATGGCCTAGCTGAGCCTGCTTCTTTAGCATAGTCAACAGCTTTAAACTAATAGTCGATGATTTAAAAGAGCCACGGCCGCCTTTAGCAATGATGTATGAACATTTAGTCGTCCACATTTTACTGAAGTGTGGATTGACCAGCTGTGATATTTTAATCACTCGTTTGGCTTTCACCGTCATTATCAGCACCCCCTAAATCGTCGATCACTATCGTACTATCATCATGTTGGTTAACTTTTTGAATTTCTTTAGCTTTCGTTTCAGTGATCTCGGCTTCAGCTTTTACTTTACGTGCCAAATTCTTCGAGGATTCTTTCAAGCCCAGGACATCCGTAATGTTTTCTAACGACTGAATCATGGCATCCGCAGTCGATTTCTTGACACCTTGTGCCAAAATATCTGCTTTAGCTACATCATGCAAAAAAGTATAGGATGCTACCACGCTATCAGTTGACCAATTATACTTGCGAGCTATCTCTTGGGAAATCTGAGTTATTCTGAGTTTAACTTTATCGTTTTTGGCAAGCTTCGGCCCATTCGTCATAGCTGTTGCCAGTGAAGGCTTAGTTTCTGAATAAGCTTCTTGATATGCTCGGTATAAAGGAATCCTCTGACCACCGACTAATTGTGCAAACAATTCTTGTTGGGGAGTTAACTCATCAGAATTGTCTTCTTTTTTGTGTGCACCCCTTCGAGATTTTGTGTGCACCCTTTTTGCCGTTTTGTGTGCACCCTTTTTATTTGGGGTGCGTTGCCAACCATACCGTTTTTTCCACGATTTAACCGTGTTTATCGATACTTGGTACTTTTCAGCGATGTCCTTATACTTCATTCCTGATAGATAATCCTTCTCAGCTTGTTTCTGGTTATTCATTACATATCACCGCACCTCCTACATTCTATGTATCAAAAGTCAACACAATTATTCGCCACGGTATGGCGGTGTGATATTGCTACCAAAGGTCTCTGTTAGCGCGAAGAAGTATCGATAATCTTCATTGACATTGTCATATTGACTAATTGTATCTAGTGACTTGGCCATAATCTCAGCAGCCTGCTGAATTCCTTTGTCAATCGTGCCGTTATCTAGCTTCTTTTGAACAGCGCTTGTGTCCAGTACGGCATCTCTCAATGCCTTATTTATCTCCGTACTAAATTCGTCTTGAATCATGCTGACGATTGCCGATTTATTAAACCTTTGATCACCTGAATTGAACATTTTTGTCATTTTAATTCCTCCCAGTTGAACCGAAACCGTCACTACCACGGTCACTGTCATTTAGTTTGTCGCATTCAATAGATTGTACTGAGACATCACGCCGAATAACCAACTGGCAAACCTTATCGCCTTTGTTAATTTGATTAGGCCGATTAGATAAGTTAACGAAAATCGCCATGATTTCACCACGATAGCCAGGGTCAACCGTTCCGAGAATGCACTTTAATGGTGTCCTAAGACTCATCCCTGACCTTGGTCTAACTTCAGCTGAATACCCTTTGGTTAACTGAATTGAAATCCCCAAAGAAATTCTTTTCGTTTCGAATGGTGCAAAATAAACAGTTTGATCAGCATACAAATCAAAGCCGGTATCATCTGGATGTGCCTGATGTGGTGCCATGGCGGACGGGGTTGTTCTTTTATATTTAAGAAATACTTTTGGCATGGATAACCTCTCTATCAATTTTTTCTTGCTTCTCAAGCATCTCATCAGAAAGACGCTGTTTAATCGGTGTTTCTAGAAGTTCTTTAATCCGTGAGATATCAGTAACGGTTAATACGATGCCTTGCGTAAATTGAATATTAGTTGACGAAATCATTAAGAATTCACGATCGTTGATAAAATACTTACATGCTCCTTCGAATGAATTGCGCGCATAAATATATTTTATTTTGACTTCATTTCCAGGTAGCTGGCTTTTAAGGATGTCTTCAAATTCATCGTATCTCATTTAGGTTTCACCTTTATGTCAACCTTTCCTTTTAGTCTGAGTTCATTCAATCGTCGAGCCGCTAAGCTCTTACGTTTGCGATCTTTAACTTTTGACTTCTTATGACTCTTCGTGTGTTTATTATGTTTGCTCAATCAATGATCCCTCCACTTTTATGGTAAAATATATCTGGGAGTGGGATTTTACGCTCAAAACTTTTTCCCACTTCCTTTTCCCAGCTGCGGCTGGGTTTTTTTGTGCAAATTAAAAGCGCCATGCTGTTTAGCACGACGCTGAGCAAAAAATTATTCATTATCTTCTTTTCTAATTACTACAATACCGTTAGCAATATACGCGCCATTCCACTTTTTTTCATGTTCATCATTTCTGTTTTGGGATTTATTATTTCTAAGTTTTTCATATGAAACATTACTAATAATAATTTTTGACTTGGAAAAATAGGGAACATAGCCAAAGAACAAAAATGTAGGATTTAAATAGATTAAATTTAACTTTACATACAAAAATCCTATCACTAAAAACAGCCCCACGTTAGCAATAATTAGACGGATATTGCCGTTATCTAATGTAGTAAGCGGTAGCAAATAAGTAGCGATATAACTTATTATTGTATCTTGACTTGATTTAACATCACATACTATGATGTTGTGATTGGTAGCAGATGCATTCAATATTTGTCGTACAGTCCAAAACGAATATATTATCACTAGAACTAGTACAATGATGAATAATAATTCTCCACTATTTTTCAACAAGTATCTACTATACTCACACCAATTTTTTTGGGGCCTAAACAATCCAAATAATTTATCACTTGTTATTATTAAGATAAAAAAATACAAAGGTATATAAGAGGATATAAAGATAGACCATTTTACACAATTTGTTTTTGCTGAGTTCCTAGTCAAATCGATCAATCCTCCTCTATTAATCATCCTATATGTTGATCAATACCATTTCTTTCATTTATCATTGTTTTGTAATAGGCATCACGAATTAGTCTAATAAAAGCCATTAACTGCGATTTATCCTCATACATTAACATCTGCTCCGGAGTTTGAATAACATCTATTTCCAGTTCAAAAGTATCTATAATGTTAACAACATTTTCAAAATGATCTAAACAATGTTGCCAGTCAATACCCTCATCAGCCATTTTCGTTAATGTTCTTTGCATCCTTTTATCATTTAAGCAATCTTCTTCTAAACTATCGAAATTTCCAATTTTTTGATTATTTCTTAAGCTATTCAAGATAGTTCGTGCCGAAGACTCAAACTTTTCATCTAATCTAAAAATTCTTTCAAGTGCAATATGATTTAGAATCAATACCTCTCCATCATAATCAATAATATCAACCGACCCATCCAAGCCAATCATTTTATCTTGTATTCTATTTAACTCATTGCCATGAAAGGCTGCAATAATTCCCTTTGAATAGAATCGTTTGAATTTTGAAACTCTTCGCATTATCCTAACAACATCATTGTCGTGAGTAAAAAGCATTGTATAAAATGTAAGATTATCTGCACTGTCTTCCAAACCTTCATTTTCTGGATTTTTAAAACTTTCAATTACTTCATTATAACTTTCCCTTATGTAATCATCCGTAACAGATTCCACAGTGCCTTCTCTATATCCTGTTGGATTATAAGCTACTTCCTCTAAACCATCAGCATTAATCGCAGTCACATTTCTATCCACAAGATCCTTCATAATATTTTTTAACTGAGCTCCATCAGCATTATCGGCAATTCCTGCAACCATAGTATTATACCTGTCATGACATTTCTCGGTGAAATACAAATCAATATTGGTTGTTTGGTCTCGTAAAATAGCTAAAACCCTATTTAAATCCAAAATAATTTCCTCCAGTTTAATTCAATGTAGTTACACTTGATATTAAACTGCTAATATACTTTAAAGTAAATGATAGCTTGCAAATTTAATCCAAATTCTTTGCCAAATTAACTCGATAGAAATGACAGCGTGCTAATTCATATGAGCTGGTTGCTGGTGCCCAGTTTAAGTAATTGGCAATGGGCTCACCATCTTCAACTGTCAAGTAAACGTAAGCAATTCCCTTAAGATTATGTTTGATTCGATCCTCATTAATTGTTGAGATACAATCATCAACTGTCGTGTACCGACCTTTTTGCTGATGCTTTTGATTGAGTGTGGCGATTTTTTCTTTTGTCATGGCAAGATTTCTCCTTTTTGTGCAAATTAAAAGCGCCCTCTTTGCGAAGACGCTTCTTTAAATCCTTATCCAGTTGTTTATCTATCTTCATTTCTTCCTTGGAAACATAACCGTAATTGGTCTGTTGCATGGGCGTATATGGATGTTTACGATCATTCATATAATCACCTCTGCAGGAAATACAGAATTATCAAAGCGAGTAGCAACATGCCGCCCACCAATATATCTGTCAACTTTAATTTCATAATGCCACCCCTATGTATCTAAATGGGCGAGGCTGGTGCCAGTCCCATTCGTAGCCACTTTTTTCACTGCTTATGAGGCAGAAACGACTTATCCCGAAGTTACATCGCCTAGCTAACTTTACCAGCTATTTCATTGCAAAATAAAAGCCTACGTTTTCCGCCGCAGGCATCATGTAACTCACTACAGTTCAAGTTCTAGACAACATAACATACAAGTTTTTGTTTTTGCGTGAGCTGCATGTTCGTTGATTGGACGGGTACTACTCATTAATTTTTAGGAAGAATTTACTTTGATACAAGTCCAATCAACAACGTGGCTGACAGGAAATCGAACCCTGCACGGTAATCTTTCCGCCCTCTTCGTACGTATACGTTACAGCCACACATCTAATTTCCAAAGGGTGAAACTCTTTTAACAAATTCCACAATACCAATATAACCCCTGTTTTTGCATTTTTTCGGCAGAACATCGGCAGATTATCGGCAGAAAGTCGGCAGATTATCGGCGAACTTTTTTTGCTCGCAGTGTATCACGAGGACAAACTATCGCAAAAACCCATAAGGCTTGTTTCTGGTAATCGTTATATGTACGCTCAGCCAGATAACCTAAATCATACTTCTCCGCTAAGCGTTCACAGCACTTTTTGACCGTGTAGTGATTAATGAACCGGTATTCCAACAAGTCGGCTAAGAAGGCGTTTTGATCATCAATGGAGCTCATGAGTTGAATAGTCTTCAAACGTAGTTCACATTCCATCTTAGCGGTGGCTTGTTTAATCATTTTATCTTCCTGCCGGGTATGTCTTGGATCTGACTGTGCCTTTGGCATACCGTCCATCATCGGCGACTGCAGGGAGAAACTGAATCTAGCCGCTTCAAGTTGCCAATCCCGATACTCATATAAAAATTGTTTAGCATTTTTTATTGTTTGTTTTCTATCCAATAAGCCAAAGACACTATCCATCTCCGCAACTCCTTTATTGTCACCTTAGTTGATGTTATACTGAAATTGCCTATCAATTAGCATCACCTTGGCTCCCGGAAACGGGAGCTTTTTTATTTGCTCATTTTTCCTTCACCTCCACGTAAGTCTTTTTAAAAATGTCATCAACGATCGGCCAGTGTTCACCGTTAATGCCAGTGGCAACCCAGTCACCAACGTGACACGTCATTAAACCCTCTTTGGTCGGCAATAACGGTCGCCATTCTTCATCCGTTATAGTTCCAATCTCCTGTGGATACGGTGGACGAACTCCATATTTCTTGATTTGTTTATCCGACCCATCGAATTGTTCGGCCTTGATAGTGGCAGTTTTACGATAAGTTTTAATCATTTCTCTTCCTCCAATAGTTCCGGATTCTCGTGAACATTGCCAATGACTTCAATGATATTAGCATCTTTACGGCAAGCACAATCCAGCCATTCTGGTGAACTATAGGACTTATCGCTCTCTTGTACCGCAAATCCAGCTCCGCGATACAGAACTAATCCTACCCAATCATGCTTTCTATAAATGTTTGAATGCCAGGCTAGAATATCGCCTTCGTAGATATCCTTGCCATTCTTATCTTTTAAACCGGTAAATTGCTCAAGAACATCATGAGGGTTATCCAGCTGAAAGATATCAGACATAGAGTAGTTCATAAGGCTATCCCATGATTCCATCCAGGATGTTTTGCTATACTCATCGGGTGCTCTCCAAATACGGAATTTAATTTCTCTGCTCATCTGTGCCATCCTCCCTAATATTCCTCAAATATGCCGTTCTTAGCGTCGTATACTGCAATAATTACTGCCACTCGATACTTGGCCATGAACATCTTCATACGCAAGACAGACGCTCTGGTTAACGTTGCACGACCGCCTTTCACATCCACCACGCTGACCAAATTACCGTGTTCGTATATGCTGAAATCTGGCGTATAGGTGCAACCACGGACATGCTTCCTAGGATTTTGTAGATCGAAACTTGGTAAGGTCTCAAACTTCTCATGGATTTTAAAATCCAATTTCAAGTTCTTCAAGTGCAGGTAGTACGCACCCTCGGCCTTGCTATCAAATTGGTGACCATCAATACTCATTTTGTGGGCGTTGAACTTATTGCCCTTTCTTGGCAATTTAATTGCCGACCTAGGTGGCTCTTGGACGCCTGTGGGATAGTTTGTCATTTGCTCACCTTCATCTTGTCAAATTCCATCTGTTCTCCAATTGCTCTAATCACCTCTTAATTATTTCTAGTGGTTCCGGATAGATCGGCTTATTCGCTTGCTTCGTCCGAGTACCATCAATTCTCCAACTGTTCCGATAAGTCGGATAAATCAACGCCAGCTTCTTCATAAGTTCAGCTTTGTACTGTGCCATTGCGTATTCTTTGTGACTATTAATGCCAATTGCTTGAAAACTCATTGTTTTTCCTCCTGTCAATTTCATCCATCCGTTTTCTGGTCATAATGTTAAGGCTAATTAGGTCATCTTCTGACAGCCTAACCGGTTTAATGTGGTACTTCTCAATAAAGCTCTTAGCACCTAATTGATGCCTTTCCGTGTGATGCTTTCGGCACAGACATTCAAAGTACAATTTGCGGTGATCGACTAACTTCCGACTGCCACGGCCAACCGGTGTGTAATGGTCAATATCACTATGCGGTTTCCCACAAATCACGCACTTTCGGTATCTGATGCATTGCATTGCTAAGTGATAATCCGTGGGGATCATATCCCAGGTCTTGGTTTTAAACGGAATATCATTGGCAAAACAGAAGTCTAAGATGAATGTCAGGAACTTGTTAGCCGTATCCATACTGCAATCTGCCATTGAGAAAGCCTCTGAGCCAGTTTGGGCATAGTAGTAATACTTTATCCATTGCTCCATGTCCCGGACGTCATAGCCAGTAAAGATCGCCATATCACGTAACATCGCAAATATCTTCTTGCGTTGATCCGGTGAAATTTTCCGGCCATCATCAATGTCTAAGTGCACGGTTGGCTGTTGATGGCTGGCAAACCGGTTTAGCCGATACATATTCAGTTCATCATCAAGTTTAATCGTGACTTCATCGCCCTTGATTCCTTGCAGCTTGCCAAACATATAATCACCTCAGTCAAAATGGCATATCTTCATCGGTAATCTCAATTGAATCATTACTGCTTGCAAATGGATCATTGCTTTGCTGGTTGTTCGACCGTTCTGGCTTTGAACGATGTGGTAAATCGAAGTCGTTCACGCTCAACTCCAGGCTAAACTGTGGTTCGCCTTGTTGATTCGTCCATTGGTTGATTGACCACTGACCGGACAAAGCCACGTTGTCACCTTTGTGGAAGTATTTCATGATGGTATCAGAACGCTTTCCAAAGACGGAGCATCGCACCCAATCTACTCCGTAATTACCATTTCGATCTGGTCGTTTCTGTCGAACCGCCACTGTGAAATCAGCTACTTGGTTGTTTCCTACCTGCCTGGCTTGTGGATCTTTGCCCACGTTGCCAGTGATTGACATAATTCGCATAATAATCTCTCCAATCACGCCATATACTCAGGTGAATGATGAGCTTGCTGTTGCTCATCCAGATTCTCCAGCCGGTATATCAGCACTAGTTTTTTTAAATCCTTCAAATCATTGATAAAATCCACATCACCGTACTTGTCGTTCATGGCGTCAAGATAGCGTTTCTTGTCCTCAATCAACCGACAATGCTGTTGCTTTTCGATTGTAGCCACCTCAATTGCTTTGTAGATGTACTTCGCTCGTTCATTCTCACAATCCGCTAACTGCTGTGAATCCTGAAGCACGTGAATGCGCTTGGTGTACAGTGCAGCCTGTTTGAGTAGAATGGCTACCGCTTTGGTAATGTGCAGATCCTCTTTGGTAAACAGCTCTTTTAATTCTTGATTATTCATGTACTGCATGTGGACTCACCTCAGCAATCTTTTGTAAATCTTTCTGGAAATAGAACTTCAACAAACCAGTTTCACCATCACGATTCTTCTTGATCGATAAGTTCAAGTTAGGATCGTCCAGGTCATCACTTGGCCGCCACAGGAAACCAACCACGTTTGCGTCTTGCTCAATGGCACCGGTTTCCCGCAAGTCGCTTAAATTTGGCTCGTTGCTTTGGCGAGATTCCACCCCTCGATTAAGTTGACTGAGCGCAATAATTGGAATTTGCAAGTTCTGGGTCAACAATTTCAAACGCCGGGAAACTTCTTCCAGTGCTTGACGGGTATCTTCACGTGGATTGCTGGTCTCCACAAGCCCAATGTGATCGACAACCGCCAAGTAGCGGCTAGTTTTGCATCGTTGAGCGTGCTGTTTAATCACACTGCTGATGTCGTCAATGGTGGCGACCCGATCGTTCGACCAGAAACGAATGCCAGCAATTTGCTTAATCGTATTGGCAGCGACTTCCTTTTGGCTCTCACTCATCCGCACAGCTGGATTTTTCCAAAGATTCAACGGAATCCCAGACGTGGCGGCATACACGCGCCGCATATTCTGCTTGGAACTCATCTCTAGGGAGAATAATTCAACTGTCAAGCTTGGGTCACCCAGGATGGCGTTGGTTGCCAGGTTCAAAGCAAAAGCTGTTTTCCCAACTGACGGACGTGCCCCAATTACAATTAACTCGTTCGGTACCAGGCCACCACCCAGATACTTATCAAGCCCTGGATAGGTTTTGATAAACGAAGTATTGGGCGTATTCAAATCCCGCAGAGCCTCTTCAACCTGCTTGCTGGCGTCAATGTCAGCATGAGTATCGGTTTGCTCAGCCTGCTTACGAATATCAAGCAAATGTTCAAAGTTAAATTCGCTGGGATCTTTAGCCACATTGATAGCGGCGCCTTTCATCATGCCAATGTAATAAGCCTGGCGTAATTGTTTGAAGGTAGCTTCTGGGTCTAGTGGCCGATCGACCCCTTGAATTGACCGGAAGATCTTTTGAACATCCAGCTTCTTGCCAAACGGGGTATCACCAAAAGCTGCCGCTATCTGTTCAGCATTCTCGTAGCGGGTGCCCCACAAGTTGACATAGCTTGCAAGAGTCCGGTAAGCATTGTTGGTAAACCATTTCTCGTCGACCGTGTTTGATTCCAGGACTTGCGGTTGGTTAATCAGGAACCACATCGCCTTACGCTCAATCTCTGGCATGCTTCTGTTAGTGCCCATCATCAACACCTCCTGCTGCTAAATAGAGTTCTGGATGCAGTATTCGCTCGGCCTCGGCTTTAGTAACTTGCGGGTACTCAGCCTGGATAATTGGCATTGCCTCGTCAAGATCATTGCCGGTCTCGGAATACTTGTAGAGAACGAATTTGTCACGGTCTCTCAGCCACTTTTTATGCTCATCCTGCTTTTTAGAAACCCGTTGTTCAGGGGTTGAACCTTGATCGGCTTGCATTTTTAGGTAAAGCTGATCGTACTGATCCCTTAGCTTCCTGGCTGAAAGGATATTGGTTGACCAAAAAGAATCATGTTGGCACCACTTGATAACCAAAGCTACCTGGTGCTTATCACGATGGTCCAGTTCAACAAGCTTACGCATATCGTCAGCCCAAGTTTGCAAGTTTGGTTGTTTAAAGTCTGGATTGTTCAGCATGATTTGCTTTTGCAGATAAACAGCCAATTTCATGAAATCATTTGCTTGGTCGTAAACCGGTTTTTTTCGGTTTCGACGAGAAGTCTTTTTCTGTTTCTGTTTATGTTTATTTAATGCCACACTATTGTCTACACCACTGTCTACACCGTTGCCCACACTACTGTCTACACTGTTGTCTACACTATATGTAGACAAATTGCCGTAAAGCTTGGTAATACTGTACTTTGCTGACTGGTTTCCCTTACGTGATTCCCATGTAATGAAACCTTGTTGGGTGAGTGCGTTGCGTGCTTTGTAAAAGTTGGAGGATTTGGATGTGTCCTTTATTCCAGATCGCCGGCATAACACCGACGAGGCTACCGTAAATGTATTTGACCATGCAGCTTTATTGTTTATGGACATTAAGGCGTGCCATAAGGCAATTTCTGATGAGTTCAATGGATTTAGTTCTAGCCGGTCATAGAACGCGTTGATCTGAAGTAGATAGTTCATTTTTTCACCTCCATTGGATTTGATTAGTGGTTAAACATTTAGGCTGTCAAACAATTCATCCGATGATTTCTCATCGTCTTTTGATTTTTTAGAACGAAATTCCATCAGCTCAGTGCTGAGTTCATGATCCAAAGCATTCAAGTCTTCTTTACTCATCTGACCCCAACTTGATACTTTGGCGTGCTTCATCGTCGCTTCAAGTAATGGTTTAGGTTCCATTGCCATCTCTTTGGCCAGAGAAGCAACCTTACCCTTGATGGTGTCTTTATCTTCAGCAGTAGCCATTGGCTTGCCAGGTGTCTTAGCTGGAGCCTGACGGCCATACTTGCGCTTATGTGGCTGTTCTTTTGGAGCACTCTTAGTTGCTTGATTACCATCGTCGTCAACGTCAGACGTAACACCAAACACTGCTGATAAGGTGTAACGACGTGCGTAGGTCTCAGCTGATCCAAACGCCTGGGCGTCATTCTTACCAACTGGAACGTTCAACGGATCGAACTGGATGTACTGGCCGGATTCGTGCATGAGAAACGTGGAGACAGAAATTTGATTTCCATCACTGGTAACTTCCTGTGTGTAGGCGAAGCCTTTCGGGAGTGCCTTATCAATGGCATCTACAACGCCTTCCAGCATTACGTATTTGGACTTAAAGAATGGGTTGTTCGCATTCTTTTCTGGCTGCTTGATATTCTTACGAACCTCATTGAGTGCCTTCGCAATTTCAGATATATTCTCACTTTTCTTCATATAGACCACTCTCCAATTTATTAGGGTGATAACTAACTGATTCCTTTTCGATCACAGTAATTCCAGGTACTTTCTCGCCATTTTGATCAATGGCTACCCCGTCATAATCGGTCAGTTGTTTTTTGAAGTCTGCCCATTTAATGTCTTTTTTTAGTAAGTCTGGATAATTCTTTTCTACAAACGGAAGAAGCTTGCTGGGTTCACGTTGGTATTGTTTAGCATGACGCAGGCTGGTATAACCAGCCGGAACTTTAACCTTGCCATCAGGTTGCGTTTGGCGATACTGCTCAATCAACTGTTCAAAGTAATCCTGGCTTTCTTTCAATGGTTTAGTTTCGCTTTCGTACCATTCCTTGGTTTGTTCGTCAAAGCCGGCTTTTTGTTGCGCTTTGATATCCAGCTCTTGCTTAACCTCAGCTAATTTACGAAATGCCCAGTTTGCTTTGTTATCGTCATCAATAACAAATGTTTGTTTTTCCGGTGCCTCTTTAATTTCATCCATAGCTAATCCTCCTCGTAGATTCCGGTAACTTCGTAATCACTTAGTTTATCTTTTTCTTTTCTGAGGCAAGTCAGCAGCGCGCTTTTAACGGTAGGATTGCTTTCTTGGTCATAAGCTCGTTCCAATCCAGTGACTCGCAAGCGTGCATATTTAATTTTTCTCAACCCATATTCCAGCTTCTTGTTCATATTTCCACTCCTCCAATATCCATCTCGTCTTCATACTGGTCTTCATATTCGGCATATTCCGCCTCGGCCAACTCTTCTTGTGTTGGCTTTGGATCTTCGTATTCATCAGCCATATTTTCGTAATACTCATCCTCATTCATGGTTAATTGCCTCCTTCACACGTTGCCATATTCCCTTACGGGGGTTAGAATAAATATATTGATTAATTTGATATGTGCTTAATTTAGAGACGTTTGACAATCCTACTTGTCGAGCGTCTTTTTTGCTGTCTACTTTATCCATGTCGCTCACTCCTCTTCTTCCAATCGTGCGTGGTTATCTCATGACCAATAGCAATTCCAATCATCAAAATCATCAACCAATCCGATGTAATCACATTCCAAATCATGATTGTTAAATCTTGATACCAAGTCATATACATAACCTCCTCCTAGAATCCGTAGACCGTGTGATTATGAATCCATTTCTCAACTTCTGGTGCTGGATACAATGGCCGTTTCTTACCAGGAATAATCAACCTAGGAAAATCATTCTCATAAAAAACCGGATTAACGGTGTTATATCCACAGCCTGGGAAATATCGCTCGATTACTTGCATTTTGGTAAGTAGCTCCGTATTGGTAACACTAGGCTTACTCATATCCTAGCCTCCAAACTTTTGATTATATTCATCAACCAATTCTTTAATCTCGCCATCTGATAACTTGGCAAAAATCATTTTTGCGTAAGTGTATTTCAATTCGGATCCAATCTCTTCAAAAGAATCCTTAAAATGCTTAAGTAAGAAGTCTGACTGTGCAGTTGTTCGCTGACGTGGATCCATGGCAATAATGTAATCCGCCTCATCTTCAGATGATTGCCGCTCATGTTCTTCCTTTTTCTGAGAAACCTCATCAGCGTATAAATCTTGCTGTAAAACTGGATTGTTCATCATTGATGGAATACCAAACTCACTTCTTGAAGCACTGAATGCCAGTGGTAACGACCATAGCCTTTGGACCAGTGCTTTCTTAACATCTCGTGGTGCATTTCTTCGACCAGCTCGAATATTGCTTAACTGACTATCAGAAATATGGGCCTGTTCAGCAATTTCAGTTCGGTCAAACGTCTTTTTTAATTTGTCTAAATTAAGTGTTAATTGTTTAGCAAATTTTGAATCTTTCACTTTTGATCATCTCCATTTTGAAAAAAGATTAATCGTCCTTTTCCATCTGATTTGGTAAATTGGACTTAAGGAGTTAAGAAAATAGTAATTGCTCCTCACTATCACAAAGTGATTGATACATGGCCTTGAGAAAATCATCACCATGCCGATCAATCATCTCTTTAACCATTTCAACGCCATGTGCTTTGGCAATTGGGCTATTGAGAATTTGTTCAATCATTTCTGCACGGTTCATAGAATCACCTCCCTTCGTCCTTTGAAAACTAAACAATTTTCTTCAACGCTTCGAAAGTCTTTCGTGCTTCATCAATATTGGTTTCATTAATTTGGTTGACATTGCGAATGTTGACGTGAAATCGAATCACCGTATTAATTGCATCGATTAACGCCCATGCTCGCCCAGCCGTTTTTCCGTCAAGAGAATTAACATATTCATTGATTTCTTTCCGAAGCTTTTGCCATTCGCCACTTCGTCGTGACTTAGGGGCATTCTGTTTAACCTCGTCCAGCTCACGCCGTGTATCAGCTAACTCGGATTGTGTTTGATGAAGTTCATTTGACAGAGCTTCAAACTTCTGGTCAATCGTTACGTCCATTACTTCGTTACCTCCCTTTCTTCATCTGTTAGTAATTCATTAACATCGACATTTAATGTTTTTGCGAGCACAATGATTTTTTTGATGTTTGGTGTATACACATTGTTTTCAACATCGCTAATCGTTGTTTGAGATACACCAGAAAGCTTGGACAGATCAATTTGTGAGTAGTTCTTGGCTCTCCGTAATCTCTTGAGATTGTCACCAATCATTTTTATCACCTACCTTTATTTCGGTAACTTTATTATACCGCCATAAAGATAACTGTCAACGGTATTTCGGTAATTTCTTGTAAAAATATCTCTTATACTAGAGATATTCGTAATAGTTAGGAGCTAAGCAATGAAAACCGACGCACAACTTATATCTGAACGACTTTTCACTTTTCTTAATGAAAGGAACATTACAGTTAACAGGCTTGCTACTTTATCTGACGTTCCTCAAACGACCTTAAATGGAATTGTCAATGGTGAAAGTAAGAACCCAAGAGTAGGCACTATACGCAAATTGTGTAAAGCACTTGATGTTTCTTATCATGATTTTTTTGACTTTCCTCCCTATAACGAAATTTAAAAGTAGGAGGGAGGTGATAACCATGGGAAGCTTTCTATACGAGTACCTGAAAAACCATGCTGAAGTGACATTACATTTTGTTGATGGTTCAAAGCTTGTTATTACATCCGCTGATCCTAAACCCGTGGCAAACAATGTAATCCAATTTAGAACTAGTGATAACGAAGATGTCATTGTGAATATTGATAAAATCATATATGTTGAATAATTCTGTAAGCCTCACACTTCTTTGTGGGGCTTCGGTTTTAATGCCATACCTGCCATTTGAGATTTGATATAATCAAATAGAAATTCGGTATCGCTCAGACTATAATCGGCTTTTACCAATTCGGTAATAAACGTATTGGCAAGATTCGAAAATTCATCTTGCTTTGTGTGATCTAGTTCCATTACTTAATCTCCTTTTTGAGTTCTAAATGTATCAAACAGTTGACTGATACTCTGTTCCACTTGCCTATTGATTTCATCAACCAACTTTTTGGGATCTGGTTCATCTTCCTGATTCTTGATACTCAGCTTTGTTTCTTCTGGGCTTGTTTCAATAATGGTTCGGTGAATCAGGCTTCCACAAACATCTTCTTGAATTACTCTCATTCGCTCACCTCCTTTCGCTCCTTTAGTGGGATAATTAAGTTATTCCATTAAAGGTGGTGACATAATGTGAAACTTTATGAACCCGGAACTGATAACGTTCCAATTGGTAAATACCTTGAAGTCGGCCCTCAAGGTGGTAAACTTCAAAATCCTAGACACGCTACAATTCGTGTGTCTGGTCATCGTCTTCCCCCTGTGAGTCCTGATACTCACAATAAGTGGAAGCATACCAGTGGGCGAACTGATTAACGTTCGTGATACGACATAGTGCTCAAGAACTTATCAATCGCATCGGAGTTGTCTTTATCCGGGTTCAAAACGAAGCTTTTTACGGAGTAACACCACACTAAGCCTAAAAAGTTGAGCTGAATCCAGGACACAAAGACAACTTCATTTTTTCCATTACGATATTCAGTCATATAATGATGAATCATTCGCTCACCTTCCTACGTGCTTACCTTCTGCGCGGAATGTTGAGATTTCGTCAACGATTCAACAAAAATTTTTTTGCTAGGGATTTTTAATACTTTTTCTATTATTGGAATCTCACCAACTTGAAAATTCAAATCTCCATTTTCACGCTTATAATAGCTAGATTTGTCATGCAATCCAATAAAATCAGCCATTTGTTGCATTGTAAAGCCTTCATATTTTCGCTTTTTCTTAATCAAGTCAAGATTGATTTCATATTTCATTAAATCACCTCCGTTTCGATTATCTCAACTTACAATTTATAGTATACGTTGAGATTTTAGAAACGTCAACCTATTAGTTGCGATTTTTTCAACTTTTCGTATCTTTTTTAGAAACTTTGATATTATATAGTTGTGAATTTAGAAATGAGGGATAGCATGGCCGATAAATCTTTAGCCAATAAAATAGTTAATCTAAGAGAAGAAGGAAATATTACTCAATCTGAACTCGCACGTCGCCTTGGCCTAGATAAGTCTTCGATGAGTAAGATTGAAAGTGGATTAAGAAAGGTATCGACAGACGAATTAAAAAGAATATCAGAAATTTTTGAAGTTTCTACTGATTATTTATTAGGAAACACTATTGATCGAAATGGTCATACTCCATCTTGGGCAACCAATGATGATAAAAAAGACCTCAAGAGATTTCTTGAGGAAAATGCCAATGGCATGACTTATGGGGGTGAGGGATTAACCGATGAAGAACAGAAGCAAGTTAGAAGAGTTTTGGAAGGACTTTTTTGGGACAAACAGAAACAAAAAGATAGTCGCAAATAATTTTGTCAGAGAAATGGTCAAAAGTATTGTATTCAATAATGGAACGGCTGATCCTTTTCTTATAACAGAGAAATTGGATATTGAGATTCGTTGGGAAGCATTTGGTCCCCACCCACTCGGCCAAACTGCTTATTTTGATAAATGCCCAATTATCTTGTTAAATGAAAGCATTCGTGATTCCGTACAACGCAATTTTACCTGTGGTCACGAATTGGGTCATATTATTTGCCAACCAGGAATAACTGGGTATCAGACTGGGCGATTAAGCCATGGAACCTGCGAATACGAAGCCAATCAGTTCGCAACTGCGTTGATGGGACTATTATATGTTGAGGAAAATGGATATGGGCCGGATAGTTACTACGATTTAGTTCATAACTATGGGTCACCATATAATGAATTAGATTAAAAATTATTGAGGGGGATTTAAGAATGGAAGTAAAAGTTATTGTTGCACTCACTTTAGCCAGCTTACTGCTAACAGGATGTGGGCAAAGTTATGGTAAATCAAATGGTAAAAAAACTACCCTTGAATTCAGCAATTTAAAAAATAAAGAAGCTTCAACAAACCGAAAAGGCTATTTTGTTTTAAAAGGTGAAACAACACCGGGCTCAAAAATTGAAACAGATCAAGGACAGTCTACAATCGCCAAAGGAAAAACGTTTAAGTTAAGGCTATCACTGCCTACTCATAAAAAGTGGGATTCTTTTCAAGTGTCAGCTATTCATAAGGGTTTTAAGACTAATTATGATTTTATTGAACTTAATAATCACTCTACAGAATATCTCAATGGTTTAAAAGCCAAAAAGAAAGCAGCAGCCAAAGCAAGCGTTAAAGAAGCTGCTGAATCCTCAAAAGAAGATAGAAAGAAAGAAGCTGCCCCAGCGTCTAGTGAAGTAGCTTCATCGTCTCAAAAATCAGTTAATGAAAATTCTCATACACACGGCTTATCTGGATTAAAATATCAAGCCGACAAGTACCTAAAGAAAGATAATTCGGTTGCCTTTTATCATCCAGTTAAAGTATTGGGGTACGACGATACCAAACCTTACGTAGCTAACATCGAATTTAAAGCAAACAATGAAAGCAAAGCAACAATGAAAGATGGTGCTGTCTCTATACTTGAGGGTGTAAAAAAAGCCGATTACAAAGATTTTTCAAATATTAAAATATCTTTTACTCAAAATGTATCCAATGCCAATGGCAAAACTTTAAAAAATATCCCAGTTTTAGGATATTCATTTAGCCGAAGTACCCTTGAGTCGATAGATCCTAACAACATGGACAGTTCTGATTTAAGTAAAGTTGCAGATAGTCACTTCGATAAGCATGTTGAAGATGATTAGGATCGGGTTGCAATAAGTCATCGTTAGCTGCACCAATTAGAAGAATCATTGAGATAGTCCTGATACGAATGATGGTGAAACGTAGATCCTATAAATCGTTTAACTTTGTGGAGGTATTCTTGAATATAATAAAAAATAAAATTTTTAAAGCAAACAGCAGAGAGGCAAAACATGGCAAAAAAGACTAAGCCAAAAGAAATAACTTTGAAAGAATATATTTATCTAGATAATATTGAAATGAATTCGATTCTTGCACAGTTTGAAGATGGAATTCCACAGCTGATTAGAAGTGTTCAACAATCAACAACATCCTATACAGATACTCACTCAAAGACAAAGTCCTTTACACAAGAGGGTGGTATTGATGTTGGTGCTAAAGCTGAAATTGAACATTCTAGTGCAGATGCAGATACTGGTTCCGAACTGAACGGTGAACTTAATCAACAAGCAATTGATACTGTTTATAGTGACTATGCAGTTGATTTAATTGAAGACAAATTAAATCAAGCGAATGCTTTAAAAACCACCTCTAAACAGCCGGAAGGCGCTTTTGTAAAGCTTCAAAGCTCATTTTCTCTATTTGATTTTGAATCTCTTTACAATTTGACAAGAAGCAATGCCATCTACCCTCTCATGAAAATGGCTGATGATTATCAACCGGAATGGCAAACAAATGCTGAAACCATGTCTCAATCGGCGGAAGTTTTAAATTCAATTTTTTCTAACACAGTTTTCTTTAAGCAGAAAAATTCATTGGCATTTGCAGAGTCGAACAATTTACGAATGAACCTAACTCAATTACAAATGCTTTCTAACAGCACGCGAAAAATAACTATGCTTGGAAAAATAGAATCTATAGTCAGTGAAGAGGATATTTCAGAAGAACCATCGGTAGTTCAAGAATCAGAAGATTCTGAGAGCGAGGATAGTTTTGAACAAATTCGAACAATTATCCCTAAAATGGCAACTTATTTTTTAAAAATGTTTACGGGAATAAAAAAAGACGACCGGCTTATTAAGCCAATCGCTATTTGCTTTGAATAGTTTTAAATCTACTACTAACGTTTTTATTAATTTGTTGATTCCTTTTCTTTAATAAATCACGTTTTCTTCGCATTTCTTTTAATTTAGTTGATATATCTTTGTCAAATTTTTTATAATCCTCAGATGCTTGATTAATTTCTAATTTTTGCTTCAATATATCACTTCCTCGTTTATTTATTTCCCTCATTATCATCTAGTGGCTTAAAGATGTCAATTGAGGAACAAAAAATAAAATTGATAAACATAGCAAATTATTAATTACCCTCAGTTGGGCTTCTATTTAGGGCATCGAAAGAACATACGTTGAGGAGAAATAAACATGAAATTAAAGAAAATGCTGTTAGTTGGATTGGCTTCCCTGTCACTGGGTACTGTCGGCGTAATCAGTCAGCCCACTACAAGCCAAGCAATGAGTATTTATAATCCTGATAATCCATTTTGGCTGCACTCGCACTGGATAACTACGACGAAGCGGATCGTAGTTCATAAAATTAAGTATATGGAGCCAGAATATAAGAGTTACCAAGTTGCGAGCTATGTTGTACCAAGAGGATACCATTACAAGATTTATGCTTCGCCTACGAACTATCACTGGTTCTTTGATTCCGGAAAATTTAAATCAAACGCACACTATATGTATGTTTCAAACAGACACAGTCACGACTGGTTTAGATTTGGGGTCCACTAAATAACCAGTCCAAATACTGATGACTTTAAAAGCTTGGAACACATAGTTTTGGTAGCGAGCATCTATTTGTGGAGGATTATTTGATGAAAAAATTATCAACTCGTCTTGTTGATAAAAGCATAGAAGCTTTTATCATGGGAATTGAAATTTATAACAAACCAACAATCAAATATCGTGTTGAGGGATTTAGCTTCTTTGTCTGCAATGCTTGGGAATTGATGCTGAAAGCTGAACTGCTTAACCGAAACGTAAGTATTTATTTCAAAGACGACTCAACAAGGACTATCACTTTAACAAACACCATAAATCGAATTTATTCTGATAAAAATACAAGAATTCGACTTAATCTTGAAAAAATCATTGAACTTCGTAATATTAGCACCCATTTCATTACTGAAGACTACGAAGTAAAATATGCCCCACTTTTTCAGGCATGTGTTTTAAATTATGTAAACGAACTCAAACGGTTCCATAACAAAGATATCACTAAATTTATTCCTCAAAATTTTTTGACCATTTCCGCATCTTACGAGCCATTAACAAGTGAACAAATTCGCTTAAAATATCCGCCTGAGATTGCAGAAAAATTTATTAAGCAAGCTAATGAAGTAGATGTGTTAAGTCGGGAATATAAATCCGATAAATTCTCAATAGACATTAAGCAGAATCTTTTTATTACAAAGAGAAAATCTGATGCTGATTTCAAAGTAAGCATTAACAGCAAATCGTCTAATCAAGTCGCCATCGTTAAGGAAATAAAAGATCCTTCAAATACGCACAAATATTCATATAAAAATGTCATTGCATCAGTTAAAGAACGACTACGTAATAAAAATGTCAAGGGCAGTTTAAAAATGTAGGTTTTCGGCAGAAAGAAATGTAGGTTTTCGGCAGTTACTTGAGGCCACGTAATCGGTAAGATTTACCAGTGATCTTCACTACGTGAACATG